CAACCGTCGACGAACTCAAGGACTTCCTGTGTCTGGCCGACAACGACCGTGACTACGCGCTAGACAACATCGTCACGACTGCGAGCCGACTGATTGACCGCTGGACCGGTCACCAGTTCTACTCAGTTAGCGCGCAAGTGCGGTACTTCGAGTGGCTGCCGGGCTCAGACGTCAACTTCTTGAAGGTTGACGACTTGCTGAGCTTGACCGAGCTTGCGACCGACTCGAACGGCGACGGCGTGTACGAAACGGTCTGGACGACCGGCACCGACTACTACCTGTGGCCGGTCAACGCCGTCGCGAAGAACGAGCCGTTTACGCGCATCTACCGCAGCACGTTCAACGGCCGCTTCTACTTCCCGGCGTATCCGCGAGGCGTCAGAATCACTGGCACCTGGGGCTACGCGACGGCGACGCCAGCGCCGATAAAGCAGTTGTGCCTCATCGTCTCGCAGTGCATCGCCGGGCCGTTGCTCGACATGAGCATTCCGGGCGTCAGCAGCTACAAGCTCGGCTCGGATATCTACGTGACGATGACGCCGGCTGTGCTGCCGCAAGAAGCGCGCTGGCTGCTGAGTCTGTACGGCGATCAAACGTTCGTGGTGATCTGATGGCACGTCGACCAGCGATCTGTGAGCGGCGTATGAGCCGCATCCTCTCGGTCAGCAGCAGCGTCACCGGGCAGACGCGCCCGGACCGCGCGAGCATCCTGCGCAAAGAATCCATCCCCGACGACGCCGGTGGCTTCATCAACACGTGGGTAGCCGTGCAGAGCGGCATCGAAGCGCGCGTGACGCCGCAGGGTATGCAGCCGTGGGACAAAGTCGACAAGATCGGCAGCAAGCCGCTCACGACGAGCGTGTTCAAGATTGCCTTGCCGGCCGGCACCGAAGTGCTGCCGACCGACCGCTTGCGTATCGACTCGTTCGTGCCATCGGTCACGTACGAAGTTATCGGCTCGTTCGGCCCGGCGTCGTACGAGGTCGAGCGCATCGTTCAGGGCATCCGCCTTCAGTAGTGCCGCGTAAAAGCACGCTAATAGGCCGCTAGGACAACGCAGTATGCCGGGCGCACAAGTAACCGTTCGCGTTGATAAGCGGCCCCTACGCGCGCTGGTGCGTGCTATGCCGAACCGTACGCGGCTTGTCGTGCGCCGCAACGCGTTCGCGATGGCTGACCGAGCCAAGTCGTTCGCGCACGTCATCACCGGCAGCATGCGCGACAGCGTGTACGTCAACATGGGCGGCGGCGACAGCACGTACACCCAGGCAGTTTCGACGGCCGCAGCCGATAACCCGCGCGCTCGCATCGTTGGCGAGATACAGCCGGAGAAGACGCGCGCGAGTGCCGTAGTCGGCGTCGCGGTCGAGCACGGCATCTACGAAGAGTTTCGCGCTGGGCACCGCTTCTTACTGCCGGCTGCCGAAGCGATCAATCCGGCGTTCATCCGCGACGCGCAGACAATCATCGCGCCGCCGTAAGGAGCCACTGTGGTCTACGAAGTAACGCGCGTTCAGCAGTGGATTTTCCAACGGCTGCACACGACGCCGACGCTCGCCGCGCGTGTCGCTGAGCGCATCTATGAAGCTCCAGCGCCGCAGGGCGCGACGACGCCGTACGTCATCGTGGATCATCGCGCCGGCACCGACACGAGCAGTGGACGCGTGCGCATCAGTACGCAGATGCTCTTTGCCATCGAGGTCGTCACGCAAGACGACGGGCTGTTGTCGCTCGAACCGATCTACGACGCTATCGACGATGCCTTGCAGGGCTACACGTCTGAAGGCCAAGCGTACCGAGGCATCATCATCGACCGCGTGTGGCGTGAGAGCAACTATGCCGACTGGGGCTTAGAGAGCGGCCAGACGCGCAAGCATATCGGCGCGCTGTGGCGGCTGTTCATCCGACCGCAAGTACTCAACCCGTAACGAGAGGAGTTCGAGCAATGCAAGAAGATACCGCTGTTGCCGAAGAAGTTGCGCCGAAGCCGGAGCCGGCGTACTGCCGCTGGTGCGGTGCACTCGGTGACGCTGAGGCTGTTGCGGAGCAGCCGACCGACTGGCTGTGCGCAAGCTGCGACCGCTATCAGGACGCTACGACGTGTCCGACGTGTGGCGGCAACGCACGTGTAAGCGCACTGCCGGCTGAAATGCAGCCGAAGCCGGCGAAGCCGGTCAAGACGAAGGGAGACTGACTAGACCATGCCGCGCACCGCACTGACCGTTACTACGTCAGCCAAGACCGGCGTCACGCAGCCGTCGATGGTCGCGGTCGACGCGGCCAACGGCAATAGCTTCGTGAACACCGGCCGCGAGATGATCGAAATCAACAACGGCGGCGTATCTTCGATCACTGTCACGTTCGTCACGACGCTCCAGTACCAGGGCTACGCCATCGCTGACCAGACCGTGACCGTTACGAACGGCACCGTCAAAATCTGTGGGCCGTTTGACACGGCGCTGTTCAACGACACGACCGACTCGACTATTGGTATCGACTACTCGTCGGGCACGAGCGTTACGGCGCGCGTGACCAAGCTCGGCTCAACCTGAGCGGAAAGGTGGTGAGGGATGCCGTTCAGCCACGGTAACCAGGCAGTTTTCAGCATTGACGCGACCGAGGGTGGTGCCCTCACGTCCATCAGCACGTACGTCAGTAACGTGCACTACACCGCCGAGCGCGATATCAGCGAGTTGAAGCGCATCGGCGGCACCGCGACGGCTCGACTCGTCGGCACTGTTACTAGCACGTACACGCTCGAAGGCTTCTACGACCCGACCGTCAACTCAATGTTCACGCTTGCGGTCGCAGCAGCCAGCCCGGTCACGCGCAGCATCGAGTACGGCCCAGCCGGCAGCACGACCGGTCTGCCGCGTCAAACAGCCGAGGTCTACATCGCGTCGTACGAAGTCGAGTCAGACGGCGAAAACCCCAACACGTGGACCGCTGAGCTTGTCGTCGACGGCGCTGTGACGTTCGGTAACTACTAAGCGCCGGCTCTTCTAAGCGCTGCTTGTCCGGCTACGGCCGGCGAGTATGCGCCATACGTGCATGCGGCTGATGCCGAAGCGGCGAGCAATCGCCGCTTTTTTGACTCCGGCGTCAGCGAGCGCGTGCACTTCACTGACTTGACCGTCGCTGATACGAGCGTTGGCATGGCGTTCGCCGCGCCGCGTACGAGTGACGCTGCTGGGCCGCGACTTCTTGCCGACGCGCAAGTGCGACGGTCGGACGCACTGCTTGTGCGCGCACTCGTGCAGCACACGCAAGCCGGCTGGCACTTCTCCATGCGCGAGCTTCCAGGCTTCGCGGTGCGCCAGCACGACCGCACCCTTGTACGACAACTGACCGTAACCTGCGGCTGTTAGCGGACCACTCCACAGCCAGCATGCGTCGTCGCTCGACCAGTCTTGTTTCGTGTAGTAGCCGACGCGCGACTCTAGCGGCCAGAGTCGCCACTTGCCCGGCAGACGCTGCCAGTAGCTTTTTTTCGTCACGTATACCTAGTCTAAGGTGCGAAGTCCCATACTGGTACAACATGAGCGAAAACGGAAACGGCCACGTAGCCGAAGCCGAGCCAGAGACAGTCAAGATTCTCTCGGTGATGGATATCCTCTCAGCGGCCGATATCACCGAAGAAGTCGTGTACGTGCCGGAGTGGAACGGCAGCGTGCGTATCCGAGCGTTCACCAAGGGCCGCCAGCAAGAGCTACGCGGTATGGCGACCGATCAGCGCGGCAAGCTCGACACAGAGAAGCTAGAGCTTCAACTATTCATCTACGGCGTCATCGAACCGAAGTTCGTGCCGATCCAGATGACCGAGCTACGCGAGAAGTCGGCCGGCGCGCTCGACCGCGTCATCAAGCGCATCATGGCTATCAGCGGACTCAGCGAGGAGAGCATCGCCGAGGCCGAGAAAAGTGATGCGGACCGATCCTGACGAGTACGCAACGTTCGAACTGGCGTCGCAGCTTGGCATGACCGTCGCTGAGCTACGGCGGCGCATGAGTAGTGCGGAGTTCACGCGCTGGATGGTGTTCTTCAAGGAGAAGAACCGGCGCGAGCGCAAGCATCAGCCGCGCGCCCGGAGGTAAACTGAGTGCCAGCTATCGCTTCGCTGTTTGTCAGTGTCGGTGCGGATATCTCGAACGCGCTGAGTGGTCTTAGCTCGCTCGATTCAGCCATCGACAAGACAGCAGCGAAGATGAAGAACGCTGGCGGCGACCTGACGGCGGGTGTCACAGTGCCCATCGTCGGCGCGGCTACGGCAATCGGTGCGATTGGCATCGGCTTCGAAAGCGCGTTCGTGAAAGTTCGCAAGACTGTCGATGCTGGCAAGACAGACTTAGACGCGCTCGAAACCGGCATTATCAACTTGAGCAAGTCAACCGATGGGGCTGGCAAGAGTGCCGAAGAACTCGCCGGTATCGCTGCGGTCGCTGGTCAGTTGGGCGTCGACGGTGCCGACGACATTCTGACGCTGACGCGTGTTGTCGCACAGTTCGGTCTGGCAACTCAGATTGCGACCGACCAGGCCACAGCCGATCTTGAAGCGCTGCGCGTCGTGACTCGTGTGCCGCGTGAAGAGTTCGAGAACCTCTCGAATACCATCGTCGATCTTGGCAACCAGACGTCGGCGAGTGAAGCGCAGATTATCGAGAACTCCAAGCGGCTCGCCGGTGCGCTGACTGCTGTCGGTGTCAAAGCTCCAGATATTCTGGCTATCGCTTCAGCGATGGGCGAAATTCAGTTGCCGGCTGAAGAGGGCGGCACCGCAGTAAGCCGTGTCTTTATTGAGATGGCGAGTGCTGCTGCGGGCATCAACGGACCGGTCAAGGACAACTCGAAAGTCATCCGCGAGGCGAACCAGCACCTAAATGACTTGCAGAGTAGCCTCCAAGTTGCAACTACTCGCCAGCAGCAGTTCGGTCGGAACACTCCAGCGGCCGAAGTGCAATCTACGGCTGCTGCTATCGAGAAGTACAAACGCGAGATTAGCGACGCACAATCCGATCTTGCCAAGCTGAGCAAAGAGCAAGACGGTGGCGTCGGTAGCGCTGACGCGTTCGCGCGGACGATGCATATGACAACCGACGAGTTCAAGCAATTGGTGAAAACCGACCCGACGAAAGCGTTCACCAATCTCGTCGCCGGCTTGAAAGAAATTGAGGGTGCACAGGGTACTGAAGGCGTGCTCAAAGCGTTGCAGGACTTGGGCGTCACCGAAGTCCGTGAGCGCAACACGCTGCTCCAGTTTCTCTCAGCAAACGACAAGCTCATCAAAGACCTCGAAATCGGCAAGAAAGCGTGGCTCGACAACAACGCAGCGCAGACAGAAGCCGAGAAGGCGTTGCAGAGCACCGAGAACCAGTTCAACCTCTTGATAAACCAGATCAAGGGCGAGTTCATCCCGTTGTGGAAAGACACGCTGCGCCCCATCATTCTGCAAGTCGGCCAAGCGTTCAAGGACTTCATCATCCCGGCGATACAGCAGGCGATTCACTGGTTCCAGGCACTCTCGCCGGAGCAACAAAAGTTTGCGCTCGGCTTGCTCGCTGTAGCAGCAGCCGCCGGGCCGGTGCTGTTCATCATCGGCGCAGTCGTAGCGATCATCGGCGCGCTGCTTACTCCGATTGGTCTTGTAGTGCTAGCGATTGCCGCACTCGCTGCCGCGTGGATCACAGACTTCGGTGGCATCCGCACTACGACAGAGGGCTTCGTCAAGTTCTTCATGGACAACTGGCAGAGCATCGTCCGCGAGATACCGCTTATCGGTGGTCCGCTGGGCGCGATCATCGACAACTTCGACAACATCAAGGCCGGCGCTAGCTCGCTGATGACTGACCTCGGAATCGCATTCAACTTCATCAAGGACAAGGGCGGCGACGCTATCAAGGCGTTCGCGGGACTGTGGGAAAGCACGCTGAGGCCAGCACTTGCTCAAGTGCGTACGTGGATTGCCGACCTCGTATTCAACCCTCTTATCGCACTACTCACGTTTATTCAAAACGTACTAAAGAACTTGCCTGGTGGCATCGGCAGCCAATTCGACTTGAGTGGTGCAATCGCAGCGGCCGAGTCTGCTCGCGGAGCGCTCGCCGGCGAAGCTTCGTCGCAGCCGGCGGTAAAGACGTTCAACGCACCGCTCGTGCAGATCAACAACCCGGTTGTGACCGACCAGGCGAGCGTCGACGAACTCATCAGCCGCGTCGGCTCTTGGGTAACGACCGCACTCGTCGAGAGCGAGAAGTCCTCTGACTTGAACTTGCCACAGCAGGCGTTGCCCGGAAACGCGTTCTAGCGCATGAGCACGTTTGCGTCTGGCGCAGTCACGGTGACGTTCGACGCTGATGCAGCCGACTACGAAGAGTCGCGCGAGGGGCGCGTAGCCGTTGTCGAGATACCGGGCGGCGACGACTTCTACGTTGATCGTGCCGGGCGTCGACCGCTAACGTGGACCGTGAGCATGGTGCTGCCGAACAGGACCGCGCTCGGTCAACTGCACTCGGTTGTCGGCCAAAGTGGCACGCTCGCTATCGACACGCTCGACTCGCACACGGCAACGCTGATGCGCATCAGCAACCCTCCCCCGATGGTCGACGGGCGCGTACGCGCGAGCACCGAGTTTCTCATTACGACGTAGGCCATGACGGCGACAGAGCGCACGACTGTTCTGGCAGTCGACTTCAACGGCTCAGCGGTGACGAACGCGATTAGCGCGCGTGTGAGCCTTGGCTACGACATGGGCCTCGGTGAAGCGAGCATTGAAGTTGCCGGACCAGTGCCGACGAGCGGCAGCTACTACGACGACGTGACCATCGTCGTCAACGGCGTGACGTGGTTCAGTGGGATTCTGACGCAGTTCGACTACGCGCTGTTTCCGCGTACGGTAACGCTTCAGTGCAAGGGCCGTATGTGGCTGTTGCAGCAGTACAAGCTCACCGGCGCAGTCGAGAAGAACGAAGGGCTCTCGCTCGCTGACTTGATGGGTGGCACGTCGCCGACCGACGAGAACATCGTTTCGGCTGTGCTCGACCGCGTCGGCGTCAGCACCAACGGTGGCATCATCGGCGGCACCGGCAC